AACGGGTGTTTCAACTCTTGCATCATTAATTCTTTCTTCTGGAACTAATACTAACGGTGCGGCATACTTTGATGCCAATGGTCAGTTGCAATCAACCGCAACTCCTTCCGCTGGTATTCAAACCTCTAACTTTATTTTAACAACGAACGCCTCTGGCGTTCCTTCGTGGACGGACACTATTGATTGTGGAACATTCTAATCTTGACGCAAACATTATTGTAGAACTTGCAATAAACAAAGTAGTTGAACTACAAAAACAAGTACTCTTGACCGAAGCTAAGTTTATTAGTGTAAGTCAAGAGTACAATAAATTAAAAACTGAATATGAGATTTTGAAAAATAAATCGGATGAGTGGGTTGAATCATCGCAATCTACTTCCACCAGAAAAACGACCACTAAATAGTAAGAAGCTAGTTGTGTATTCATGGCAAAACCTAGCACTAGACAAGAACTTATTGATTATTGCCTAAGACAGCTGGGTGAGCCTGTTTTGGAAATTAACGTCGATGATGATCAGATTGAAGATCTAGTCGATGATGCGATTCAATATTTTCAAGAGAGACATTTTGATGGTGTTGAGAGGATGTATCTCAAACATCAAATTAGTCAGGCTGACATTGATTCAGCTAGAAGTAATACTGTAGCTTCTACTGGCGTTAAGTCGGATACTTTTAATCCAGAATCATCTGGTGTGTTGAATATTACTTCCAGTAATATTACAATTCCAAATCACGGGCTTATTACTGGATCTCCAGTTTATTATAGTTTTGGTGCAGGTTCTACTTCTATTGGAATTGCAACAACGGCTCTTGCTGGAGTAGGAACAACAAGTTTCCTTGGTATCTCAACGGACAGTGTTCTTCTTTATGCGATTGCAGATAACAGAAATCAAATCAGACTTGCAGCAAACAGTAGTGATGCATCAAGTGGTGTTGCAGTAACCTTTACTGGTAGCACTGGTATTGGATCAACTCATTTTATCACTACAAAAACAGAATTTACAGAAGCGAGAAATTATATTGAAATTCCCGATCACGTTATCGGAATCAATGGTATCTTCAGATTTGATGATAATACCATTACACAAAACATGTTCAGTATTTCTTATCAGATCTTCCTGAATGATGTTTATAACTTTAGTTCGATTGAGATGTTGACATACTCAATGACTAAAGAGTACTTAGAAACAATTCAATTCTTGATAAGCCCAGATAAGAAAGTAAGATACAACAAACGTGGTAATAGATTGTATCTTGATTTAGATTGGAAAGGTGTTTCTAAAGATGAATATGTTGTCATTGACTGTTTCCGCGTCTTAGATCCATCAGAGAACGAAAAGATTTTCAACGATAGTTTCCTGAAGAAGTTTCTCACTGCACTCATCAAAAAACAGTGGGGTCAAAACATGAGTAAATATCAAGGAGTTAAACTTCCTGGTGGCATTGAATTGAATGGTCGCCAGATTTATGAAGACGCTCTGAGAGAATTGGCAGAGATTCAACAGAGAATGACATTTGATTATGAACTTCCCCCAATGGACATGATCGGCTAATGGCTTTAAATCCATTCTTTCTTCACGGTTCTGCATCAGAACAAAGATTAGTCCAAGACTTAATCAACGAACAGTTGAGAATGTTCGGTGTCGATATTTATTACATGCCTAGAAAATTTCTGGGTAGTAAGACTGTAATGAAAGAAAATGTTCTTGCGAGGTTTGATGACAATTATGTCATTGAAGCTTATTTGCAGAACTATGAGGGGTTTGCAGGATCTGGAGATCTGATGACCAAGTTTGGTATCAGAACAACCGATGAATTGACTCTGGTTATTTCTAAAGAAAGATATGATGATTTTGTTGCATCTTTCTATGACACCACTTTAGCTGAGGAAGTTCTTGTCGCCAGACCAAAAGAAGGTGATCTGATTTATCTCCCACTTACAGACAGTCTTTTTGAAATCAAGTTTGTAGAACACGAGAATCCGTTTTACCAACTTGGAAAACTTTACATGTATGAACTCAAGTGTGAGTTGTTTGAATATGAAGATGAGGTCATCAATACAACTATTGAAGAGATTGATGATAATGTACAAGATATTGGTTATATTGCAAATATCACTTTTGTTGGTATAGGATCTACAGCTGCAGTCACCGCAGGAATCCTTACTGGAGCTGTCAACCAAATCATCATGATCAATGATGGTTATGGATATACAAGTCCACCAGCCGTTGCAATCTCCACATCTCCTGCAGGAATTACCACTGCAAACGCAACGGTGGTTGCCATTACAACCACAGCCGGCGCAGGATCTACAACATTCTCTATTAAAGAGGTTCAAATTACCAATCCTGGTTTCGGCTATACTCAACCACCAACAGTTACTTTCAGTGGTGCTGGCGGGGTCGGGGCAGTCGCCAGGGCTGGTATTGCAACAGAGGGTGTTACCCATATTGTCAATTCTTCTATCAGTACAACTGGTTCCAACTACGTCACTGCACCAGTTGTATCCATTTCTACTTCTCCTGCAGGAGTCTCTACAGCAAATGCAACCGCAGTTGCGGTTGTTGGAACAGGTGGAACCATTTCTGCAATCAGATTTACAAATGCTGGTTTTGGTTACACTATTGCACCAACTATTACAATCGCAGATCCAGCCTCTGCTGGAATTGCAACTGGAAACTTCTTCATCAACGAAGTAATCAGAGGGGAATCTTCACTCTCTACGGCTCGCGTCAAATCTTGGGATGCAGATACTAAGATTCTCAAGATTTCCAATATCGCAGATCCGTTTAGAATTGGTGAAGTATTAACAGGAACTGCTACCACTATTACAAATCCAGGCATGGCAAATACTGGAAGGTATGTAATCCAAACAATTCAATATGAAGACAAGTATGATCAATATGCAGAAAATATTGTGATTGAGAGTGAAGCTGATGATATTTTAGACTTCACAGAAACAAATCCCTTTGGGGAATTCTAAATATACATAAAACCAATGTTTGGCCAGTACTTCTATCATGAGATCCTGAGAAAAACCGTTATCGGTTTTGGAACTCTTTTTAATGCAATTGAGGTTCGTCACTCTGATGACAACGATGATGTTCAGAGTAGAATGAAAGTTCCTTTGGCATATGGTCCGATGCAGAAATTTCTGGCAAAAATTGAACAACAGCCAGAACTCAAAGGTAGACCTGCAATTACTCTTCCTCGCATGTCATTTGAAATGACGGGGATTAATTATGATGCATCCAGAAAAGCTTCTATTACTCAAACATTTAAAACTTGCAACACGGGAACTCTAGCAGATCTTAAAAAAGTCTACATGCCTGTTCCATACAATATTTCATTCCAACTGAGTATCGCTACAAAGTTGAATGATGATATGTTGCAGATTCTGGAACAGATTCTTCCATACTTCCAACCAGGATTAAATATTAGTATTAACCTCGTCTCTTCTATCGGAGAGAAGAGAGATGTTCCAATCATTCTTGAGAACATCAATATGACCGATGATTATGAGGGGAGTTTTGATAATCGTCGTGCAATGATTTCCACGTTAACATTTACCGCAAAAACTTATCTGTTTGGTAAGATTGCAGATACTTCCGATGGACTTATTAAGAGAGTTCAAGTGGATTACTTTGATGGTACAAACAGAGTCACTGCAAAGAGAATTCAAAGATACGCAGCTACTCCAAGAGCTCTTAAAGATTATAATGACGATGCGACCAATGCAATCAACAAAGATTTGACTGCAGAACAAACCGTACTTTCAGTTAACAGTGCATCAGGATTTAGCGTTGACGATTTCATTGCTATTGGTAATGAAAACATGCAAGTCCGTTCCATCAGTGGAAATGAACTCACAGTTTATAGAGCAGTTGATGGAACTACCGCAATTGATCACGTTGCTGGATCTGTTATAAATCTGATTAGTGGATCTAGAGATGCATCCTTGCCTCTCACTGGTGATGATGCTCTTATTATTGCAGGTGATGATTTTGGTTTTAACGAACTCTCATCATTCTACCAGGACTATAAAGAGTACTCACCATCACAAGGAACTGATGTTTAATTCTGAGGAACAACAATGGCGTTTGATGATATCGGGAAAGCACTTGACATTCTTAAAGATGACGGAGGCAGTGAGATTGCCCCTGTTAGCGGCGATGTACAAGTCCCAAGACAGCGAGAAGAAAAACCAGACCTGAAAAGAGACTACGAATACACAAGAGGTCAGTTGTATTCGTTGATCGAAAAGGGTCAAGAAGCCATTGATGGAATCATGGAGATCTCACAAGAACAAGGCTCTGCGAGAGCTTATGAAGTTACTGGGCAACTAATTAAGAGTGTGGCTGATGCCACTGATAAATTATTAGACCTACAGAAAAAAATGAGAGACATTGAGGATCCAAAAGAAAAAGGACCTAGT